TATAACTCCGTATGTGTATCTCAATATACGCCCCCGTAGCGCCCCCGCTGGGAGTCCCGTTTTTGCGAAGCCGCTCATAAAACGATCAATCCTAGCTCACAGGCTTGTAAGTCGTTGATTTTACTAGCCTTTTAGCCTCATAGCTTTAAAGGGTCAATGCCTGCATCCCTAAGAGCCTGCATGGCCGCCTCAACGTCATGATTAACAGTCATATCCCCATGCATGGTCGACTCGACCTCCTGCTTATCGCGCCAGCCTGCTCGGTTCTTAAGGTAAAAGATTTGCGCTGAGGTGTTAGGCTTCTCGCCAGTTGCGGCCTCAAAGAGTGCGTTGGTTACGGCGGCGACGCCGCTCGCCCTGCCAGCCTTTAAGGCGGCGCCGAATGCGTCATCGTCTCGCTTGCGTCGGGTGATGGTTGACCTGCTGATGCCGAGGCTCTGGGCTATCTGTTCCTCTGTGAGCCCTATAGACGCTAGTCTCTCGACTTGTACGAGGTCTATTGGTTTCTTATCAGCCATTCTTTTGATCCTTGTATGCGTCCAAAGAGAGGGACTATACACGGTTTATACGGTGTTGTGTAGGGGTACTCTGAGGTTTACTAGGTCTGTGTAACAGGGTGGGTTTTCATTGAAAAAAAATGGAACAATGGAACATTAGGCTGTCAACTAATCTCCTTTGACCACCTCAAAGCCGCACAGGCTCTGGGCTTAAGCGTTAGTGTCAACTCACAAAGGCTATTTGGTCAAGGGTGGTCAAGGTAAACTAAACGTACCTTGACCACCTTTTATCCTTACAGTTCAAGGGCTTACAGCAAAAGGTCAAAGGGTCAAGGGAAATACCAAAAAAGTCGGTAGAAATAAATTTGGTCACCCTCACAGGCTTTTAGGTTATTATTTTTTTCCCCTGATGTTTTTCTTTTTTCCTTTGACCCTTTGACCTTTTAATAAAATAAAGAATAAATAGTATAAAAAACAATAACTTAAGAGCGGGAAAATGGTCAAAGGAACTTTTAGTTTACCTTGACCAAACCCCATTCTCCTTTGACCCTTTGACCACCTCCTTACTCACCGAGCAACTTAAGCCGAGCAATCTCTGCCTCAGCATAAAACTTGATCTTCTTGGCATCCCTAATCTTGGCGCTGTGAGCCACCTCACCGTAGCGATAGCAGGCGCGGAATATCTCGCCCACCTGCGCGTTCATGTCCTTGTGAGAGATTAGGTGCTGGAGCTCACTAGCGTAAATAGGAAGCTCGTAGTAGGACGCTGTTGATCCGTCCGATGCAACAGGGTTGCCTTTTTTATTCTTCTTCTTCGTCATCATACATCGACTCCGCGACTATCTCGATCATTTCTTGCTTAACACCCTCAAGGGCTCCGATGAGTGGAAGCAGGCTAGTGTCTAGCGACGTGAACGTGCCGATGGGCTCGCCAACGTCCGAGACGCACACAGCCGCAAAGCTTGTAGCGTTGTACGCCTCAGCGGCGGCGGCGAACATGCCGATGAACTCATGGATTTCGTCCCTCAGCGCGGCCTTACGAGCCTCCTCGTCAACCACGCTCTTAGGTACCAGCTCGACTACTTTATCGTCAGTTTTCACATTGCCCCCATTATTAACTCGACTATAGACTCCGACGATAGTATCAGAAAAACGACAAGGACGAGCGCACAAATTTCAACCGTTTCTTCACTCATCGCTTATTCCCTCCAGATATAAGTCCCACTCATCCGGCGTCATTCCTGTTATAAGGAACTCCCGCTCATCCCTGCTTAAATGCGGCATGACATCCTGAATAAGATCGCCGCCCTTCCACTGCTCGATCTGCTCAACAGTGACATCAAGATTCATCCTGTTAACCATACCGCTCATTACATTTCTGACAGAAACTATCATGACTCCTCCAGTTCGTTATCGTTATACCAATCGCAGGCGATATTGTGAGCCGTAACCTCAAGGTCGTTCTCGACTCTGCCGACGACAGCCTTCACAAGCATAGCACCAATAGCGGCATTCTGGGCTTGGTTTGGCGTCTCGAACGACAGCTCAAGCAGGAAGAAAAGCTTATCCCATTCCGCATCGCTCATAGCCTCTAAGCCGTCCAGCACACTGCTGACACTGTTTAAATCCGGCTTACCCGAATACATGAACGTATCTCTGGCTTGCACCCTAGCCTCCCTGAGAAGCTTCTCGAACTTATATTCGTCCAACGCTGGCTCCTCATCCAAACCAACACCACTTAAATCGAATCTACCCATTTGCACTCTCCTGCTTCTTTCTTATGTCAGCCACGATGTCATCGACAACGGCCATTAGTTGAGGGCGCGTTCGACTCTGGAAGTCGATAGCCCACTTTGCACTGGCCGACTCGCGCTGTTCCCAACGCTTCACGGCCTCCTTACTCCAAACAGTATTACTCATCCGAACCTCCCGACACAGCGTTAAACATATCAGCGATCCGTTGCTTACGTTCCAGCCAAGCCTCAAAGCTCACCGCTTGCAGGCCGTTGGCTCGACGACCGAACATCTCTTCGTCGTACTGCTCTCTAGCCATTTTATCTTCGGCCTCCTGCTCGGTGGTGGGCGTGTCAAGCCACTCCAAATACTCTTTACTATCCATTTCGGTACTCCTATTTTAACAGCTAACTGGGATGATTGAGATTACACGATGGCGACGTCCGGCAGTCCAATCCATAATCTGGCCGTCAACCAGAGCGGCAACGTGCCCGTCGCAAGTCACAATGTAACGACCGCGAGGGTACTGCTTGCCGATAGTCTTCATAGTAAAGCGACTGCCGTTACGCTGACGTCCAGCTAAATTAGACTTGATGCAGTCGAGGCCGGTCAAGATGCGGCAGGCCGCGACGATCTGATGCAAATAGACGCCACGGTTTAGGTTGCGGCCTAGCTCGGCGAACAACTTTTCGACATGCTCGTAGCTGGACTGAGTTGCGATGGCAACAGAAATAACGCCACAATCGTTCTTGCGGTCGGTGGGCTTTGAATCTCGCATTAGCTGGTACTCATTCATAGACTTTCTCACTTTTGACTTTGGTTAATTTCCGAACAGGGGGTTATTATACTAAATTAAAGGGGGGCAGTCAACCCCCCATTGACTAGCGGTTGTAGCCGACTGACTTGCCGCTTGCCAGTGCGAGGTGCCGGTTGATGTCCTTGGCGACCTCTGAGGGCTTGGCCTTACCGCTCACAACCTTAATGTCCTCGGCCTTTAGTTTGACGCTGTGGTGGAACTGCTTGGCGTCGGTGAACTGACTGACGTTGCCGTCGTCGTCGATAAAGTTTTGGATTATTAGCTTCATTTCTCTCTCCGGTTGTGGGGGTTTTCGCCCCCGTTAAGTTTATGCAAATAAATAGTCGATTGTTTTTTTAGCGCCTTTCAGAGTTTTTGCATACTCGTTGGTGTTGACCCAAGCAAACTCATGCGTGTAAGAATTAACAGTGCCAACCCAAGTTTTTGCCCACATCCGTATAACCCAACTATCGTCGACGTAAAGCTCCTTCTCAATACGATAGCCTTTATACTCATAAAGACCTGCTTTAATTTTTTTTGCTTTCATTTCGTTCTCCTTTATCGTTAAGTTCAGTCTGTATAATACAGCATTGAGCACAGGTGTCAACCCCTAATTGACTAATAAAGTAAAAAAAAAGGAGCCGAAGCTCCCTTTTTAATTAACATTGCCTTTAGAATTTTGACACTAAATCCAGCGGATATCTTTTTCTAAATTCTTCTCGCGTCATTTTTGGCACCCATGAACCGTTATCTTCAAACAGTACCGCATCGTCCATAATGATGATTGGGTCAAGGCGGTAGCTTATATCGCAATCCGCTTCATATTTATCACTTCGCATTACCTCAAGCATTTCAGCGTATGTGTTAAAAGGTCTGATATGGTGGGTAGTGCTTCTGGTTGCAAAATAATCCGTACTGACGCTTTCTGTTATTAATAGGCTATACATTTTTTTCTCTCCTTTATCGTTAACTTCAGTCTGTATAATACAGGATTGAGCACAGGTGTCAACCCCTAATTGACTAATAAAGTAAAAAAAAGCCCCACTGGAGCAGGGCAAAGAGTAGCGGGTGAGAGATCCGCTAGTTTAAATATTGTTTCTCGCTTGGCGACAGGTCTTGGAACTCATACTTCTCTATCGACGGGAAGCCGCACAGCTTACAGGCTAAGTCCTCACGGGCTCTTGAGGAGTTGTTTTCTTTGTGTATCATCTTAACCACCTGACCCCTTGTGCGGCCTGCCTCGCAGTTAGAACACCAATGTAAGACCCTATCCTCTTCGTCCCTTCTACCCCTGCCAAAGATCCTGTCAAAATTATCATCGAACGCCGCCTTGTCGGTCGGCCTTTGCTTGCTACCTTTCCCCATTATTACTCTCCACAAAATATTTTAAATAAAGTTCATCTTCATCAACAGTAGGCGCCTTGGGTTTATCCTTCGGCAAATACTTTCCATACCGCTCGTTAAAATCTCTAATAGCGGCGTCAGGTATAACTATTTTATTCATGCTCACCCCAATCGTCGTCCTCAACCTTTAAATCTAAAATCTCAGGCCAAGCAACACCCAAGCTATTCACACTATCAAACTCAAAGCGCGAAGCCTCAAGGTCACCAACCTGCATCATCTGGTAACGCGACTCGCCAACACGCTTGTACTTGCCCAGCGTAAACATGGTCGGATATTTTTTTATCTCCTTCCAAAATTTATTAGACTTAACTGGGTTTTCAAATTTACTGTTACGCAAAGAAGAGACATAAATGTCGTATATCTCGGACTTAGACGCCTGCTCACCAAAGTGAACGGTTACGCCTGCAACCCTGCTCTCACGCAACTCAGCAGACTGCAAGCAGTTCAACAGCCACATTGTCACAGTGTCCAGCGTCTCAAGTTTTTGATCCTGCAACGCATCGGTTTGCGGGACTATGCGAATGTCTACGTTAGATAGGTCGTAATTTTTAAGGTAATGCAACAAGTGCGACGCCCCTCCTGATTTATACCAACGATCAAGCGATGAGAAGTAGCTAGAGTTTTGTTGCTGACTCTGACCAACATCAAACACCGCAAAGCGTCGCTCGTCTAGGCTTGCAGGAACAACAAAGTCGTCGTTAGAAGTAAACAACACCCGCGTGTAGTTTGGCGCCGTGTAAGCGTCAACACCCTTACGCTCAATAGTTATCTCAGGGTTAGTCAGTAAATCTTTTAACGCACCCTCACTGCTCTTAGCCCCTGCCCAGTAAGCCTCATCTGCTTGCAAGAGTAGTGTGTCCTCAAGATGGCGGTTAAAATTACCGGTAACGTGTTCAGCTCGGCTGACTATTTGATGGTGAGCCTTTACAAGACCACCCAACAACTCACCGAACTTAGTTTTACCGGTACCCTTGCGACCTCTTAAAACAAGACCGACACCAACCTTGTTCATTGGTTGCTGTACCATCTGAGCCGCCCACGCAATAATGTAGTTAGCGTAAATTTCGTTACCGTCTGCAATGACGTCAGTGACAAAACCCAACCACGGGCTCACGTCACCCTCTACCGCACTGTAGCTCCAGCCCCGCCAGAGGTTGTACTTGTTAAGCATGTCGACCTCCGGTGCGAAGGTTAGACCAGCAGGGTAGGTTCTACGCTCGGGACTTTCTAACCAAGTGTCGACAAGGTTAATTAGTTTTGGTTTATCCTCAGTGCCGCCAAGAACACGGCAATTCATGTGTTCCTTTTTAAGATCCTCAAGCTTGTAAAGAACAATGTTGTCCTTGTTTAAGTCTTCTCTAATGACACGGGCTGAACCCTCAACGTGAACAAAAGCCCACCTGTTAAGCATCTGCGGAAACTTCTCTTCGACAACTTTCTCTGTGACTGACTCCTTACTCATGGATAGAATAGACGCAACAGTTTTCGGCGTCCGGCTGGTAGAGTCAAAGGTTTGGTAGCGACGCTCACACTCACCTTCTTTATACTTTCCGCCTGCTTGCGACCACTCGTCCCAGATAGCACAGCCCTCATCACCACCGTCGTATTGATGATGCAACGCCATACCCACAGTCACCCACTCGTCGTGCGTTATGTCAGGGTCAACGCACTCTAAACGATCTCGCAACTCGTCGTCGCTAATATCGTGCTTGGGTTTAAGATGGGCGATACCGTCAAGATCAATGTCGGAGCCAGAAACACCCGTCCTCACAAGCTCCCAGCCATTTTCGCCTGCAACCTTTTCAAAGTAAGCAACGAAAGCCTCAGCCTTTTCTTTAGTTATCTCAGGCAGGTCTTGCCAGTTAACGTCAGCCAAACTGTTACCAAACCAGCGGTAAGGTTCCTTGGTGGCGGGATGAACGCCAAAAGCAACGAACTGTTGCCCCTCACCCAAAACCTCGACAGCGTGTTTTGTGCCAAGGTCATCACTGAATTCAGCAGAGCGTATCTTTTTTATCGGGGAAGAAACGCGGTAGGGCATGACGAACTTCGGCGCCTGACCAACACGGCGACCAGTGTCACCGACGTTCTCACGCAACCAAACAAGAAGTTTTTTATTGACCTCTTTATCATAACAATCAATGTCACAAGCGGCAGTAGACTTGCAAAGTATTCCAACGCCGCCGTCTCTGTGACCGTTTGACACCCATTGATCTACAAGCTCATGGTCAGCGTCAATAGCCTGCCAACCCTTAATCATTGGTGCCTTAAAACCTTTTTTTATCGGGACTATGGCGTAACCATTGTCGATAAGCCTGTGTCCATATTCTTTTAAAAATGGCATAATTACCTCTCACTTTTTTATAATATCACGCTCTTTAGCCCTGCTTCGGCAGGGTTCTTTTTAGTTACGAGATATGGGTTTGACGTCCGGTAAAGCATTGAAATCATCGACAATATCTGGACAAAGGTCACGCCAACCAACCTTGCCCTGAGTCAACAGCTCAATCTGGCAAGCCCTGTGAGCAGGGACAACACCGGTACGCTTCCATTTAGACAACGCTTGCTTAGTCACGTCAAGACGACGAGCTAAGGCGTTAGCACTTGGAACACCAGCGTGATTCGCCGCGTCGTTAAGTGCTTGTTTTATCTGCGATATGTATTCAGGGTTCATGATTTCCTCATTTATTTAGTTAATAGCGGTTGACATAATACGTTTACACTCGTAAGATGTCAAACAAATCTAGCCGAGAGTCTAAAAATGCAAAAACACGCTAACCTTGGAGCTTCAAAAGCTCACCGCTGGCTACACTGCCCAGCATCAGTGGCAATCGAGTCCACTATTCCTGACACTTCTTCCTTTTATGCTGAGGAAGGAACTGCCGCACACTCACTAGCTGAGATGTGTTTAGAATCACAGCAACCACCTGAGAGTTACATAGGCGTCGAGGTCGACGGGTTCATGGTAGATAAAATCATGGCTTACCACGTTGCTGAGTACGTCGATTACTGCAACGCCATAGAAGGTAAAAAGTTTTACGAGCTAAGAGTTGATTACAGCGATTACGCTGAAGGCGGCTTCGGTACTGCCGACTGTGTTGTTCAGCAGGCAAATGTTTTGCACGTCATTGACTTAAAGTACGGTAGCGGCGTAAAAGTTTCAGCTCAACAAAACGAACAATTGATGATGTACGCCGTTGGCGCCTTGATGTCTGAAAAAATAAAAAAGGTCGACACTGTTTACATGACAATAGTGCAACCGCGAATGGATAACATAGACACTTACAAGCTTGCCGCCAAAGACGTATTAAAGTGGGCGGAAGAAATTGTTAGGCCAGCCGCAATAAAAGCTACGCAACCCGACGCTGAGTTTAAACCATCGACAAAGGCTTGCAGGTTTTGCAAAGCTAAGTCTGTTTGCCGCGCACTCGCAAGGCACAACTACGAGACAACACTGTCGAACTTTGACAACTTAAACGAACCTTTAGTGGTTCAGGTTCCGACATCGCTAACGCCACATGAACTTGGTTTGCTCGTACCAAAGATGGCACCGCTAATTTCTTGGGCAAGAGCAATAGAAGCTCACGCTAAAAAAGTTTTAGACAGCGGCGGCATTGTTGACGGCTACAAATTAGTGGCTGGCAGGAATAGACGAAGCTGGGCTGACGAGGCCGAAGCACAAAAAGTTTTAAAAGAATTAATCGGTGACGAGGTTGTCACTGAAAAACTAATCTCGCCAAGTCAAGCACAAAAGTTGCTAGGCAAGGCAAGATACGATGAGATAGAAAACCTTGTCGTAAAAACCAGCGGCTCACCTAGTTTGGCACCGGACAACGATCCACGTCCAGCAGTCAAACCTGATATAGCCGATTACTTTAATGTCATAGAGGAAAAGTCCTAATGTCTGTTATCACTTTAAAAAATGTACGTTTATCCTTCCCGCAAATCTGGACGCCAAAAGCGTACATGGAAGGCCAAAAGGCTAAGTTTTCTGCTAACTTCTTGTTAGACAAAGACGCTCACGCCGATCAAATAGCAATGTTAAAAGGCGAAATTAAAAAAGCCGCACTCAATGCTTTCAACGGTGAAATTCCTAAAGGTTTAAAAACTTGTTTAGGCGACGGCGTTGAGAAAGCTTACGACGGCTATGAAAACGCCATGTTTGTGTCTTGCTCGACAATGCAACGCCCTGTTGTTATCGACCGTGACCGCTCACAGCTCACCGAAGAAGACGATAAAATCTATGCCGGCTGTTATGTTAACGCCGCTATTAGTTTATGGGTGCAGAACAATCAGTTCGGTAAACGTGTCAACTGCAACTTTAACGCTTTACAGTTTGTTAAAGACGGCGACTCTTTTGGTGGCGGAGGTGCTAAAGTCGACGAGTTGTTTGATGACATATCGTCTGAGCAAGCCAAAGACGCCGAAGAAGACGACTTCCTAAACTAAGCAACAAGCGCCCCTAACGGGGCGTACTTTTTTCTAAGGTGAAAATATGAAAACAGTTACACCATGCCCTAAATGCAACAGGATTTTAGAGCCCGTAGAAAACATTAACGGAGACATACTAGGCTACTTTTGTTTAAATGTTTTAAGCAAAGCCTGCGACTACATTGATGTTATGTCTAGCACAGAGTACCAATACAAAAACTCTGACCTTTATACTTTTGCTTGTGATGAGCTGGGCGAAGAAATTATTAAATGAATATATCTATAGATTTTGAAACTTACAGCGAATGCGATATTAGAAAAGCAGGAGCGTATGCGTACAACGATCACAGCACTACCGAGGTTCTTTGCCTTGCTTGGTGCGTAGACGACGGAGAGCCTGAGCTGTGGACGCCGGACATGGCGCCGCCAGATAAACTCTTTGCATTAATAGAACAGGGTGCGTTAGTATGGGCGTGGAATAGTTTTTTTGAGATGTCAGCATGGAACTTAGTTCTTGGATGGCCTCCAATACCCATCTCCCAGTGGAGAGACACCGCCGCACTTGCCGCCGCACAAGCGTACCCCCGCGCTTTAGGCAAGTGTGGTGAAGCTCTTGGTTTAACCGGTGACGCCGCAAAAGATAAGCGCGGTAAAATACTTATACAACGATGTTGTAAACCTTATCGCGGCGCCCGCGTAATCGACCCAAAGCTTTACCAAGAACTTTACGACTACTGCCTGCAAGATGTAGTGGCAGAAAGTAATATCAGAAAAAAACTTAGAAACCTTCGTGGTCTTGAGCAAGAGATTTGGGAACACGATCAGCTAGTTAACTGGCGAGGCGTTCGACTTGACAGGGAAAGCATAGACAACGCGCTGGTCATCATAGAAAAACACGGCAAAGAATTAAATAAAAAAGTTTACGAGCTTACCGGAGGAATATTAGATAACACCGCGTCAAGGGCTAAGTCTTTACAGTGGATAAGGTCGCAAGGCTACAACATGGAAAGTTACGACAAGGCCGCTGTGCAGTGTGCTTTAGACGACAAATGTCCTAACACCGTAGAAAAGTTTTTAGAAATTAGGCAAGCAATGTCTAAGTCTAGCACTAAAAAGTACGACTCTATGAAAGCCGTTATAGGTAAAGACGGACGGGCTCACGGTGTTTTAATGTATCACGGCGCCGCGACGGGACGATGGTCTGGCAGACACTTTCAACCTCAAAACCTCCCACGGCCAACAGTTGAAGACACAGATATAATTATTCAGCAAATGAAAAAACAAGACCCGACAGCTATAGACGGGGAGCCTATGGACGCGATGTCTTCTTGCTTACGCGGCATGTTAATAGCAAGCGAGGGCAACAGGCTTATCGTAAGTGACTACGCCAGTATAGAGGCCAGAGTTTTAGCGTGGTTGTCTGATCACCAAGACGTTATAAAAGTTTTTGAAGACGGCAGTGACATCTATAAGTTTACCGCCGCTACAATGTATAATTGTGATTACGACAAGGTCGACAAAGACCAAAGGTTTGTTGGCAAGGTTGCAACACTAGCACTCGGTTACCAAGGTGGGGTGAGAGCGTTCCAGAAAATGGCAGAAGCATACGGCACCGACGTTGATGAAAGACAAGCACTAAAAATTAGAAACGACTGGCGAGAAGCTAACGCTCCGATAGTTAAGTTGTGGGTAGACACAGAAAGAGCGGCAAGAAACGCCATAAGCTACGGAAAAGAATCTCCAGCCTGCAAAGGTCTATTCAAATTTGTAAAAGGCGATCTACTGTTTAAACTACCTAGCGGTAGAATACTATCTTTTCCCGAAGCTAAAATGATTCAAGGTGACAGAGGTATGGATTTAATTTACAACGGCATGAACAACCACACTCACCGCTGGGGGCAGATAAAAGCTTACGGCGGATCGCTAGTCCAGTCTATAACGCAAGCCGTTGCCAGAGATTTACTTGCCGAGGCTGTTCTAAGATTAGAAAAAAATAACTACCCCGTAGTGCTACACGTTCACGATGAGATTGTTGCCGACGTACCTGTTGATTATGGTAGCGTCGACGAGCTGTCAGATTTAATGTGCGTACTTCCTGAGTGGGCTAAAGGAATACCGGTAACGGCTGAAGGTTATGAGGCGTTTAGATATAAAAAATAATGCGTGAGTCTTTAATAGAAAAGAAAGTTACCGAACACGCAAAAAGAAAAGGCTGGCTATCTTACAAATGGGTGTCACCTTCACAGCGAGGAGTACCTGACCGCCTGTATTTTAAAAACGGGCAGTTAATAATTGTAGAGTTTAAAGCCGCAGGTAAAAAACCAACCCCCTATCAAATTGCAATTCACAAGCGAATAGCCGCCGTTGGTTTTACGGTTCACATAATAGATAACGTCGAAGACGGGAAATTATTGCTATGTTAAAAAGATCAAACCTTCACAAGTATCAGTTAAAAGCCGCAGACTTTATTATAGAAAATAAAAAAGCGGCACTGTGGATTGACATGGGTTTGGGAAAAACAGTATCAACCCTCACAGCCTTATCTGATATGATA